ATCATCAAACATTCTACCACTCTCCGTTGCTTTGCTATTTAAGTAGTCTACAAGGGCGTCAACGGCCTCCTCTTCAGAGTCAAACCCTTTCGACTTTATAGTAAATCTATCCATTATTCTATTTGATAACTCATACTCAACAAGCTGATTTGATAGCTTGTTAAAATCATTATTTGATTTATCAGATTTGTCTATATTTAAGTTAATATCTTTAAGCTGTATATTGTCGTTAAATATAAGCATTTCTAATGCAATAGACGATTTGTTAAAAGTAGGAGATACTTCTATTGAAAAAGCACCTGGGCCACTGAATCGTGTGGGGCACGATATAGTTACAGATTTGTCGGTTACATTTTTAACAGGGAACAGCTCTTTATTTTCTAAAGCTTTATTCCACACTGATTCCCAATCTATTTCAGCCATATTGATACCTCTATAATTGTATTATACACAGGATAATATATTTTAGATATTAAAAATAAGGATGCAAAACTTTGCATCCTTTTATTAGTCAGACACAATTTATTATTCCATTATGCTCTTTATATAGTTGCTTATCACAGGTATTTCCACAATCGCATTTACATTTTACCATCCACTGTTTGTCAAGCCTATACACGTCAACTATTGTAAGTTTGTTATACGTTTTACCTATGTATAATGATTTAAGTTCGTTTATATCTTTAATGCGCATAGAAATAGCCTGTAGTAATATATGAATTAAAATACACTTTATATGTATATACACAAAAATAAAAGGAACCTTATAAGGTTCCTTTTATTTTAAGCTATATTAGCTATTTTAATTAGTGAGCGGTTAAGTCACCGTCAGTAATTTTACCTGCAACGTACATTTTAGGATTGAGCATTTTGGTCCCATAATAGCTGACTAACCCTTGGCGTCCGACGAAATCATCAAGCATTACTAGATCAGTCTTTGTAATTGGGAGGAAGTCTGCAACGACGAAGCCAGCATCCATGTCGCTACCTTTGTAACCAACAAGGTAAGAATCCTGTGGGACATAAGGTGAGTAGATAACTTTGATCTGACCTTCGAGTTCGCCAACAACGAACGCGCCGTTGTTAGGAAGTGTAGCACCTGCAGGTTTGAAGTGATCAGAACCAGCTGATTTGATAATGTTGAGACCCTGACGACCAACAACTACCCAGTTACCGAAACCACGTTTTGTTTCATAGTTGATTAATGAAGCACAGGCGAAGATTTCGTTGAGGAAGCTCATATCGTGATCGTGCTGTGAAATGTAGGATGTAACCTTGCGGCTCCATTCACGACGATTTCCAGCCTGACGCATTAAGATACCGATAACTTCATTATCACGTTCCTGACGGATTTCAGCGGTGCAAGCATTAACGAGTGAATCTTCGACGTTAATCCCATGAGCTTTAGAAAGAGCATAGGAAGCATCGAATGAGAAGTTAGCGCGAATCTTATGAGGGACAGCCTTGATCATCTCTGTACGGAGACGAAGTTCAAGGTTCATTGAATCAGTAGGAACTTCGCTGAGGTCCTGATAGTATGTGATTGCCCATTCATCAGAATCTGTACCGCACGCAGCAGGAAGATTGATGCAGATTTCACCGGAATCAGGTGATAGTGTTGTAACGGTTGCGTCTTCGAAGTCACCTTCAGAGCCGTCTGCGTCAATTTCTGACATCTTCCAACCGCATTTGCAGTTACGGATGTAGTAAGTTTTGTTTGTGCCTTCATTCATAAGAACGAGTGGGCTGTCTACGTCGGCTTTGATTGGGAGGTGCTGAACGAATCCGTGAATCTCGATAGTTCCTGCATTGTCACCTGTGGTAACGGGTGTGGCTTTACCGAGCTGTTCAGCTTCAATACGTTCGCTTGCAACGAAGCGACCTTGTGCAGCACCCTGCATCGCGCCCCATTGATCAATGGCAACGCCACCGCGTTTTGCATAACCGCGATCCTGTCCATAAACATATTGTAAGAAGCGGATGACGCCGAGAGGAGAGTCAATAGACTGAACTGAAACAATGTCATCGATTATCTGAGAAGCGTAAATGGCGCTAACCATATCGATTGAGTGCTCAGGGAACCAATCGATGCCGCTATATTGAGAAGCGTTTGTATCACGACAAACGGCCTCATTTCTCATTGAGTTAATAGTACGAAGATCATTTAGAGCATTGTTTGTATTATTGAGAACGCGAGCGAGTGTGTCTTTTGCGTCATCACTCATTCCACCGCGGATGCTCTCAACTACAGAAATTTTATTTTTCCAAGCTTCTAAAACAACTTTATTCATAAGAGGTCCTCCTAAATTTTGAACACATTCTCTTTAGTACTGAGTTATCTTCATTATTGAAAACTTTATTTACGTCAATAGACTCATTAGTTTGACGGCTATCATCAAATTTTGATATATTTGCGTCTTCACTACATATAGTAGATATTGACTTGTATTTATTAGATACGTAACTTTCTGTTTTTAGTCTATTTGATTTAGCTTCAGAAATAATTTCTTTCGCTTCTTTTATCAAAGAAACTAATTTTGTTTCATATTTGATATTTTGTAATTTATCAATAGAGTTATCCAAAGCGTCAGAAAGTTTGTTTATTGATTCTAATAAAGAGTGAAGATCTGTTTTATGCTCACGTTTGCAAATTTCTTTATCGAGTGTGCGAATACGTGACTCAAACACTGGATTCTTAAATGCTTTAAGAGCCGCAGATGATTCTTTTAACTCTTTAGTAGACATGCTTTCTACTGATTTTGATACCGAGTCAACTTTTTCAAGTCTTGCACATTTAAACCCTGGCTCAGGAACTGCGTCAAATGTGATAAGCTCATAAGAATTTTCAAGAATAACTTCGTGGCCATTCTTCTGAACTGAATCAGCAACTGCACGAGCAGAGATGCCTAACTTTGTGCCATAACGTGCAAGTGTGTCTAAAATTCTACCTGTAGGTGTATCAAGAATAGCAAATCGCCCATATAGCATATCGCCATCGCCTTCAGGGATCCAAAGTTTCTCGCATGAGATTCCAACTTCTGGGTAAGCAATATCTACACGATTTTCTGGATGGCCACCTTCGCCAAGCATTGATCGATTTTTTAAGCATTCTTGTACGGTTGGATTATTTAGAATCTTATTTACGACAAGCTCTCTTGAGTAGATTCTATTATTTCGGTTGACCTTGCCGAATTGCATACAAGGCCCCTCTAATATGCATAACACATTAGAGCTATCGCTTTTATTATCAGAAACTTTCATCTCTGATATTATAGACTCTGTAAAAACTTTCATTTCGAGCCTCCAAATGTATTATTTTATAAGCTGTATTATGATATAATGTAAAAATTGATATTTTCGTTATATATTGATATAGATACTATAAAAGGCATAGAACTTAAGTTCTATGCCTTTATTATACTACGTTATGATACGATACAAATTATGGATTTTCAGGTTCGCTCGCTGTAGCTTTTTCAGGATCAAACTTATCATCTGAATCAATGGAGAAAACGACTGCATGAGGATCGTCTTTAACGTGGATGGAGAAAGAGTGATCATTTGGTTTGAGTCCAGCGAGACGTTTTAGCTGGCAACAAGCGTCAATATGAACTGCACCAACTGGGTTAATTACTAGAGGGTGATTACAGTTAGGATCAACGAAGCGACCTTTTGCAACTACTGCATCTTTAACTGATACTGTCACCTCTGTTGCTTTTTCAGCAGGAGCACCTAATGTAACTTTAAGGCCTGCATCTTTGTGATCTGTGTCAGCTAACCAGTCCTTAGTGCCTGTTGAAGGTGTAACATTATCTAATGACGCTGCCACTAATCCTGGAAATTTTGCAACGCTTTCACCTGCGGGAAGTACTACTTTACGAACGAGAGTTGCAGTTAACTCAGCAGAAGCTGCACCTTCGCCTTCTTTTACAAATGTTTTATCTTTTACTAAATCTGCTGCAAAGTTACCTCTTGCTGTAATGCAAGCATTGACTCCCACGCCAGCGCGGAAACATTTGAACGTACCTTCAGCTTCGACGTCAGTCGCAAGAGTGATCTTCGCTTTACCGCCTTTACGCATTTCTTCATCAGTAAGTTTGTTTACTGGGTCTAATACTAGTTTAAGCATATTCTTTCTACCTCATAATAAAAGTTTGACAGAAATAAGAATGTAACTAAAATACTTTGCTACGTTTAATTAGATATATTCTATACAGCTTGTTAGTCTGTATCGTCATCGTCGTAAACTACTTCTTCTGTAGTTTCGCCATCATATAATGTATCCGTGCCATCTACGAATCTGTATCCTAATGCAGATATATCAGATCGTGATACCCAATTCTCTGTGATTGACGGAATACAGTATATAAAGTTTTCAGGATGTTCAGGATCGTCTTTCGTGTCGCAATAGCAATCAATGATGCTTTCGCTTACGCTTGGATTAAACACCTGTACATTATATTTGATAATCCCATAATGTGGATTTGAGTAAAATTCTTCATAAGTTATAGCGGCTGCACCATCTATAGATATCCTATGTGCATCATAGTCAATGTATATTGGAATCTCTTCATTTAGAGAGCTATCATATAGAGTTGAGTTATATGCAGAAGGTTTATTTGACTGCCACCTATTTAAGTTAAATAAGCCGTTCCAATACTTATCAGTTGTAGCTTTTGGGTTGTACCACACTAATGGGTTACCGTCTTCATCTGTTAACGGATTACCGTAATCATCATATAATATAGGCGTGCATACGTTTGTGGTGATTCCTTTGCTGTATAAGCTGTCGTTAGTGTCTGATGTTATTGGAATAAATCCATTCTCTACACCGTAAGGCTGTAAAGTGGAATCCTGTATATACACATAAGTGTCTTTGTCAGTAGAGTCAAAGAAGTTTCTATATGATTTTTCAGATGATAATAGCTTAACGTCGCACCTGTAAAAGTTATACTGATCGGTTGTAAGGCAATATCGTACATTAGAGTCAGGTAACAGAGTAGCTAATGTCGATTTGCTAACCCAATCTCTATACTCTTCAGGTGTGTTCTCATACCACAAAAGCTTTGTAACTGACTCTTGTCTATACGTCTCTTGTGCTATAGTGCCATCTGTGTATGTATAAACAGTTATCTCTGATGAAGGATGTACAGAATATCCGTAATAGCCTAACTTTTTATCTTCTGCTGCACTATCATTATCCCAAACGTATATATTACCTGAGTCATCAGTCTTTGTAATTAGCCAAATAGTATCTTGTAAGTTATAGTATTTATTTGGCGAGTATGATGTATCGTCTGGCATATATGTATAGTTTTTTTCAAAGTCAGTTGCAGTCAAATACAGAATCTCGTCAAAATTATTTGGGATATTATTTTCATTTGATATGTCTGATATATAAAATCCGTAAAGAACTTTACTGCTTGCTTCAGAGTCACCGTCAACTACATAGCATTTGTAATAATACACGGGCTGCCACGTATTATCAGGTAGTTTCTTTGCTGCACGTGACAAATCGCTATACTTTGGTTTATGCGGCGCTACAGCTAATCTATTATGAGCGCATTTATGAGCAAGATCGACGTATGAGTTAAAATCGTCTTTGTCGTAGCTTACCCATCCCATTCCGCCTGTGTAAACAAAGTAGTTTGT